GTTTTGCCATTAGCATCTTTATATGCTCTATAATCATGACAATGACGACTTTCAAGAATAGTCCCATCAGGTGTTTGAATTGCATTATGTACTAGTGTCATCATCACGCTGCCAACTCAAAAGTACCGAAGGAAACTTCTTCCATCTGACGGAAGCCAAAGGTGTCACAGATAAACCAGACACTCTCGTTAGTCTCGCTATCGACAACTTCGACAATGTCACCGACACTCATTGACCGAGCGCGCTTAGTGACATAAATTTCCTCGTCTTCTCCGTAAACTCCGGTATTGCTAATCTCGAAAGCACGTTCGGCGGCATGTTCGGCGGCATAGACAGACTGTGTCATTCCTTTGGACACAACCTTGGTGGTGCGCTGGTAGGATTCGATATATTCAGGCTTCCAGCGATCGGCGCCCCGAAGCATATTGAGATATGCACCCTGAAAGTTGTGCTCTTCTTGACCGTCTACGATTTTGGTGGCGTCGAAGGCTTGGTAGATTGAAGCTGTAACTGACATTGATATATTTCCTCTTTGATTATGTTCCTATTATACACCGAAAAAGGGGGGTTGTAAACCCCCCTGATGCACTTTTTTTATTACAAATGTGTAATCTTTCTACTTTACCCAAACCGGTTTATTGAGGATATTTGGAAGAGCATCTTTTACAACAGCCTTCGTGATCGTACGATGGAATGGCCACTTCTGTTTCGTAAAGACTTTCATCACGATCTCAGCATCTTTTGGATGAATGCCTTCAAGCATCTCAATAAAAATACGCTCACGCTTGGCTTGCGGCGTTTGAGTCGTTGGCATATTAATAAACTGAGCAAAGTTACGATATGACTTAATCAGTTCTCTTGGATAGTTCTTCTCACTTGAGAATGTCACCATGTCACTCGGAAATTCGCCTTCCGGAATGCAAATGTTTTCTTGAATCCAATCATTAAATTGGCAAGCTAGCAGATCATTAACGACTGGTTGAATCTTACCAAGATTACGAAGGGCTTCTATACGTTCTTCACGAGTTTCCATCTTATGGATATTGCGGAGAACTTCATGAAGTTGCTTATCATATGTTTCAATCATTTCATACTTTTCCTGGGCTAAAGTCTTCAAGGTTTTGGACGAGGTTTGCACAACGACTTCGAATAAAGTAGTTGAGTACTCCACTGACCGGAGGAAGAGAATAGTTTTCATACTCTTCATTAATACGTTGTTGTAGGTCATTTGGAATATTACGAAAATCAATAAGCTTACTATTCTCAATATAGCGTTCTTGCTCTTCTTTCGTAAGGTTATTTATGCTTAGCGCAGAGTCAATAAACTTTGCGGTGATTGCTTTTTGACGACCACCTTCGGTCATATAGAAGTCAGCAGGACTCTTGATATTTGGAATGCCATCTTTTGCTTGACCTTTGATAATCGCTTCATGCAACCATTGATTTGGATTGCCGGTTACCGTCTTCTTTGTGTTTGTCGACCACTGCTTTACGTTTGGATAACGCTGCAGCTGAATATAATCTTTATCAGCCGCGATGATCATAATTAGTTCGTGCTTACCAAACTCTTGTGTTCTTTCAACCATCGTAGCGATACAGTCATCGCCTTCGGCACCTTCAACATGAAGAACACGATACGGCATATGGAACTTAATCTCATTTGAGATCTTATTGAGAGTCTGAAAGATGTCGTCCCAATCCATCTTACTCTCATCACGAGATTTCTTACGCGATGCTTTATAATATGGAAACACTTGCTTACGCCAACTCGAGTGATCCATGCAGAGTACCATCTCACCGTACTTTTCACGGTACTTCTTGTTATAAGATCTTAGATTATTGAGAATGAGGTGACGTAGAAGATTTTCTTCTGTTCCCATGCGATTGAGGACAACCGCACCGATAGAAATTGCACTATAGTCAACAAGAATCATTATCTGTCCTTTTCATTATATAGTACTATTATAACCTATAAACAAAAAAATGTAAACTACCTTTTATCCCACCGGTGTCTTATTTTCCAAAAAATAAGACCAAATGTACTAAGAGCTAAAAATCCTAAAATGCTAGCAAAAAATACTAGTATTCTCCAATAAATCTTATTAAGAACATGAGCTTTATTGAGATTAACTAACCATCTAAAGTCAGATTGTATTTTTGCTATAAGTGTTCGATCAAACCAATAGTCAATATCATGAATCATACAAACGTGTTTATGACTAATTTTTCCAAAGGAATCCGGAAAAAAAGTACAACCATCTAGATATGCTTCAGGTATTTCTTCGATCATGGCCATCCTACTGTAATATTAACCGCATCAAGTTCTGCAATAGTAGTACATGCTTGAAGTGTTTCTACTAACACTTTAGCATTACTGAAGCATGCTTCTACATGGTCAAATGCTGCGATACCCAAGGCTTCAAGACCAGGAAGATCAAATTGTGTAAACACTGTTCCAGCTTGCCACCACACAGTTGTACCTGCTGGCTTACGTTCTAGGCCACTGATTGCTGAGTCAATGCGTGCTTGCGTTTCGCTTGTTAGGTTAATTGGTGTTCCACCGTAGACAAAGGTTTCTTCCTTATCTCGACGATATTTAGATACTTCTTGTATTCGATACTCTTTCCAACTTTCGATAGTGCGTGGATCGGTAACAACCCACACAGCATTTACTGAGTCCCAATCAAGTATTTCATAGTTTTGTACCACAGGGGCAGCAGGAGCTGGTATATATCCTGCTAAAAGTATCTCATTTGGATCATAACCATCAATGCCTGGAAAAAATATAGTTCCATCTGGCGCCACTAATTTTGCTGGTAGTGGTCCAGGGTAATCATTTGCTCTATAATATAACATAATAAGTTCCTTAATCGTTTAACAATATTGTAAACGTATCTAATACTGTATTACTATCAGATGTGTTTCTTACTGTTGCTGTTGCATCTGAAGTATCTCCTCCAACTGTGCTAACCGAAAAATAAACGGTATCTCCATTTCCTACAGTAAATGTGGTAGCAGCACTATTAGCATCAGTGTAAAAAGCTGAGGCAACAGGGGAGCTATTAACAACAATACTACAAAAACCGCCATCTGCATCTTCATTAAAAGAAATTTCTAACGTAATTGTAGTATTAATTCCTGCTATAGTTACTGTATTTGTAATACCATTTGTGTCGTTTTCATTATCGATATTATTCCACCAAGAAGTATTAGAAGGTGTCACATCAGTAGCTGCAGCTTCTGTTGTAGAAGTGTAGGTATCACTTATTCCACCAATGGTAAGTGTTGTATTTGTTGCGGTACTATTACTAGCTGAAGACGTATGTCTAACATTAAATGTGTCATTGTTTTGTGCTGTACCAGAAGCAGAAGTATACGCTCCACTATTTTTAGAATATGTGCCTCCTGTAACAGTTACGGTAGCACTAGCTCCAGTATCCATACCCGAAACCGTAATTGTATTCGATGTTTGCGTGGTTGATACTGCTACGTTAGTTACATCCGTAAATGTAAATGGATTCGGAGTAGTATCTGATGGGAGCTCTGGAAATCCACTTGAGTCTAGCGTAGCATCTTCTGTCCAGATACGAATTTCGTCGATTGTCCCATTAAAGTTAACTTCGTAGTTTGTGCCAAGATCAGCCGCGCTACTATTTACTTGTCCATAGCCTTTATCATTACTACCATAAGTATTTGAAAAACCAGTAGCAGTATCAGACCCTAAAAGATAGATTTCATTATTACTTGTTGGACCTCCAACTTGAGCATAGACCTCTAAGGTACCCGCAGAAAAATCTGCTACGAAATAATATGTAGTATCTGCTCCAGTAAATTGCGAGTTTGATAAATCAATTTCAACCTGAGCACTGGCAGTGTTTGATCCCCAATCATCTCCTGAAGCGCTAAATGCTCTTACCCGAAGATTACCATTTTCAAATCCTGCGGAAAAACCAGCACCGCCGTTTCCACCTAAGTCAAATAGAATTCCATCATCTGTTGCCGCTAAAGTTAAATCAACGGCGACGATAGTATCTGTAGTGCCATTAACACCTCCTCCTGTTGAGGGAAAGGTTGTAATTGTATAGTCCGGTGTTCCGTATATCGTTTCGGCGTTATCCGTAAATCCGGTTCCAGTTCCTACGATTGGAACACTAGCAACAGACATTGCTGCCATAAGTTTCAATAATATATCACTCATGATACTCCACTACCACCAACAATAACTTCTGAAGTAGAGGCAAAATAAAGAAAGGCTACACCACGTTGAGCTAAAGTACGTGTGCCTGTTGTGGCTGTGCCTGCTAATCGCATAGTTGTAATTGTACCATCAACAATACTAATATTTCCTGTAGTAGTATTATGCACAACTACAATATCACCAGCCGCAGAAGCGCTTGTACTAGCAACAGTTATATTACCACTTGAATTAATGGTAGTATTCATGTCTGCTGTTGTAAGCGTTTTGCCGGTCGTAGACGTATGGCTAGCGGCCGCTCCAGTTCCAATTTCTACCTTTTCAATAATTAGACGAGACTGATTTGAAAGAAGAGTAACTGTACCAGCAGCGGCTTCTTGTTCTGTCAAAATGCGGATAGTATCTCCTGCGCTAAGATCAAAGACGTCTTCAACATAAACAGTTGATTCGTTATGACCAGATGTTGCACGAATATAGCCAGACTGACCAGATGCGGTGCCGGCCGTTGTGCCATTGATACCAATACGTACACGAATGTTAGCACGTACTACTGTTGATTCCATAGAAAGTGCAGAATAAACACGGTACCTACCAGCAGCACTTACCGTAATTACACCAGAACTATTACTAAAATTGCTGTCCGAAACAAGAACATTGTTCCAGGCTATTGTTGAGGTGGTATTAACACTTTGTGCGGTGCTAATCGTGGCAACATAGATAGTAGCTGTTGTTGTACTACCCCCTCCACCACCGCCACTAGCAGACAATACGCCATTTGTTGCGGTTAAATTTGTGCCAGCGATAGCACTTACTAGATCAGCGATTGATTCTTTACGACTAGCATTTCCATCATTTGCGTCAATAATTGCTATACTGTCATTCGCAACATCCACTGTTGCTGCGGTCAATCCATTAAGATCAATACTATTGAGACCGGTTAACTGTGTTTCAGTACCGGTCTCATCAGTTGCGTAAAGATTATCAGTCTTAAAATATATTCTAAAATAATCAGCGCTATCAGATGCTCTTACCGTGGTTCCAGCTGTTACGTTTGGAAGCTGTAGTCCCGATATAAATCTGTCCATACTCATAATAAATCACCTATAGTGTTATACACCCATGATGATACACTTAAGACCAGTCAAGCTTACCAAAGAGGTGATTGTTAAAGAGTTAGTATTAATAGAATCAACGTCAACACTGATAGAAGAACCAGAAGAATCACATACTCGAATTGTAAAGAAATCCTTGTTAGTGAGACCAAGGTTATGAGTAATAGTCAACGAACTATTTGCTGTTACATTGAATGATGAATTTGTGTAAACCTTAACATTATCACGCGCAGTTAACGTGCTAATATTTGAGGCGTTTGTGTTAATTTGAGTTTCATGTTCATTAACGGCACCAGCAAGAGTTGTCGCTGTGGTAGTAAGAGAAGTGCCAGTACCGGTAAATGTTTCAAGGCTACCAATGTCCGTGGTATTGGTAGAAATGTTACCAGTGTTGGTCGAGATATTCGAGGTATTGGTCGAAATATTTGAGGTATTTGTGTTGATTTCGCCATGAAGCTCATTGATAGCATCGGCCAAAGAAGTGGCCGTTGTATTAAGAGCAGTGCCAATATCCGTAAACGTTTCAAGACTCGTAATATCTGTAGCATTCGTAGAGATATTAGAGGTGTTAGTACTAATATTACTTGTGTTAGTCGAGATATTCGAAGTGTTAGTACTAATATTACCGGTATTAGTTGAAATACTCGATGCATTACTATTAATCTGAGTTTCGTGCTCATTAATAGCACCGGCAAGCGTTGTTGCCGTAGTAGTAAGAGAAGTACCAGTACCAGTAAATGTTTCAAGGCTACCAATGTCTGTGATATTGGTAGAGATATTCGAAGTGTTAGTACTGATATTACCTGTGTTGGTGGAAATATTACTTGTATTAGTATTAATTTCACCATGCAATTCATTAACTGCCGCGGCTAACGCAGTAGCGGTAGTATTAAGAGTTGTTCCGGTACCAGTGAACGTTTCAAGGCTACCAATGTCAGTAGCATTCGTAGAGATATTCGAAGAGTTCGTTGAAATGCTTGACGTGTTTGAAGAAATATTGCCGGAGTTCGTAGAAATGCTTGATGCATTACTATTGATTTGAGTTTCATGCTCATTAATCGCGCCAGCAAGAGTTGTTGCTGTCGTGGTGAGTGAAGTACCAGTGCCAGTGAACGTTTCGAGACTACCAATGTCAGTAGCATTAGTTGAGATATTACCTGTGTTGGTGGAAATATTACTCGTATTAGTCGAGATATTACTCGTATTGGTCGAGATATTCGAGGTATTGGTAGAAATATTTGAAGTGTTGGTCGAAATATTACCAGCATTCGTAGAAATATTACCGGTATTAGTGGAAATATCACTTAAAACATTCGTTAACGAAGCTGGAGTTACTGCTCGAGAAGTATCACTACCAGCATCTGTTTCGGCAGTTGTTGCTAGTTCAACTTGACCTTTCTTCGAAGTTGTAGCATCTTCAATATTTCTCTGAAGAACTGTGGCCGCGGTCGAAGATGTAAAGAGAACTAGGTCTCCAACTTCAACAACGCCGCTTGGAGAAAATGTGACACCGGTTTTCGATAGGGTTCCCGCAGTATCAACGACATATTGATTACCGCTAGCAGCAACAACAGCAGCTGTATTATCATTCGTTGGGTTAATAACACCACGAAAAACAACATCGCCAGTAACACTTGTTGCGACGCCTTGAAATGCTGATCCATCCCAAATATACATTTGAGAGTCATCGACATCGTAGATAACAAGACCTTTATTTGATGCGGCAAGTGTCCCAGATAAAGTTGATCTTTCTGAATTAGTGACATTTTTGAAACGCGCATCGACTAATTGACCTACTTTTACGAGATCAATATCATGATAGAATTCTTTCGAAGCCATTTATTTTTCCTATTAGTTAAAAACTATCAAAGTACGCATTGTATCAATCATGCATAACGTGAAGAGTATGACCCGTCATGTCCACATTTGATTCTAATGTTAATCCTGTACTATTTATCTCTGCATAAACTTCAACAATAGCATTAGTTGAATCTTTTACAACATAATGAGATATATAGTTATTTATTTGATTTATAGTAAAGTTTACCGTATAAGTGAATCCCGAAAGCGCAAAATTATCATTTGAACTTGACTGACCAGATCCTACACCAGAAGAAACACTGGCCGGAAATGCTTCAACCCACTGAGATGATGTACCATCATCATAGTAAATAAACAAAGAAGCAATAGTACTATCCCACCAAAGGTCACCATCACTTGGATTGAGTGGGGCAGTGTCTTGTGTTGGAACACCAGAATTATAATCTTTAAACTCAAAGGTGCTTGTTGATGAATTATAAACAAGAACCGTTTGATCACCAATATTTGTGATATCTACATCATTGAGTTCTACAATATTACTTGAAATATCATGACGATCTAAAAGACTTTGAAATGTTTCTGTCTGATATTTCTTTGTTGTTTGATCGAAAACAAGTATAGAGTCATCTAATATACTATTAATACTTTGTTTAACAACATCATCGTTGTCCATAATTCGAACAGAACCGCCTCCTGAAAAGACTGATCCTGCAGCGAATTGTGATAATGCTTGATCTATTGAAGATCTTTGTACGTTTACTTGTTCTTTAAGCTGTGATTCAAGTGAATCCTGTATTTCCTTAAGAAGAGGCTCAAGATTTGGTACTATACCATCTTTTCCTGGCGGGCCCATCGGACCCATAGGGCCTTGCTCACCAATTAAGCCTTGCTTACCCTTTTGGCCACGTGGACCTCTTTCACCATGAGGCCCAACAAGACCGGTCTCACCTTGTGGTCCTTGCTCACCAATTAGACCACGTTCTCCTTGTGGACCTTGCGGCCCAACTGGACCCATTTCTCCGGCCGACCCTTGCTCACCAATTAAGCCTTGCTTACCTTTTTGGCCTCGAGGTCCACGTTCACCCTTTGGCCCGGGCTCACTCTTTAATTTTATTTCTGTTACATCAAACGGCTCAGTCGATTCAACAATATAAAAACTTCCATCTTCAGAATAGAAGATGGATCCTTTTGATAAATCTTTAGCCTGTTCTTCATTGATTGGCTGAAGAAATCGATTTGAAGTTTTAAGAAGTTTTTTTACGCTTGAGCTTAACTCAGTATTACGTTTTTCTCGTGCCTCACCAAGTATCTCTTGTTTTCGGCGTAATATTGCGTCTTCAATTGCTTGCTTTTTTGCTGCATCCATACTACCATAGCCTTTTTTGCGCAGGTGTCATATACTTCCAAATGTCAGAATCAACATCTTCCGGAATCATTTCTTCAATTTTACTCTCATTGAGCTCAAGAAGAACATCACATTGTTTTTCTGCCTCGAGAATAAGCTTCCCTGAATAGACAGTATGCATATTAATGTTTTCGGTATTTGTTGACCTTGTTAGATAGACAATTGTTTCGTATTGCTGGCAAGGTAGGCTAGAGTATCTTTTTTCACAGGAATTAAGAAATGTGTATGGCTTAAGTTTAAGACCAATGCCATATTCAGTTGCTTTAAGTCCATCGACTGATACGGATATACATGTCGTTTCGGGCTTATGATCATGCCAATTGCATGGTTCATCACAACTCATTACTGGAAGATAGAAGTTCTCTGCGCAAGTGTCAAGCCCACACTTCCAAGCATATTGCCGAAGCGATTCGGCCAGTTCTTTTTTAACTGGACGATATACACTTAAAGGTGTGTTTAACTTAAATACGATTTCTGCCATCTTAAAGAATATTTATAAAAGACTTGATGCCACATTTTGTGGTTTCAAGTGCAGTGTGTTCTGTTATTGTTTGACTACGAGGAATATAATGATCTTTAAATGAAACTTTATCACGATTAAATGGATTGAGCTTTTGTAAGATACCAAAGGCTCGGTCACTACTATACTTCTTATTTTTTGACATACGACGAAGACTATCAAGCTCACGCTTTTGTGCATCGCGTACTGTCTTTACGTCAAAGGAACGCCAGTCATTCTTTACGAGGTCAAAGACCGGAATGACAGTTGGCGGCCCAAGATAACCTTGACCACCAGGTCCAGGAAGCTTGTCGCCTTGTCCAACTTGACGAATAATATCTGGATTGCGTGTGCACACCAGAAATCTCTGTCGACCATTTGATTTTTTGATGAAGTTGATGATCATGACTCCACGCAGTTCACGCTTAAAGTCATCAATTGACATGTTTCGAACTTCCATCAGAAGTTCAATTGGTTCATCTACATTTTGTTCTACAAGTTGAAGGATCATAGATGTTTCGAATGTACTTTTAAACCGATGAACTCATTATAATATTCGTTTGAGAAGAGAACGCCTCGATCAAACTGTTCTTTGGCTTCGTAGTAACTTAATTCGCCTTTCTTCTTGCAGAGTCGTAACATTTCTTTCTTATATTTATCTATTCCGTTCTTTTCAACTGACTCTTGAAGATGAGTCGATGAACCGAAATAGTCACGCCAATCAGAATCAATATAGAAAGTTTTTCTTCTTTTCTTGCCATTTTTAAGAGTTACAGTTCTCTTTGTTGGTCTATGGAATAACTTCTTCCCAACATACTTCTTTCCGGTATCGAGCTCAGTAATAAGATAAACGAATCCTATGTATTGAGATCGATCTGGTGTTTCGTCAAAAGTTTCATTCTCATATAACCAAGTCATTGTGGATTCATAATTTGAGTAACTTTTTGCATGGTCTTAAGTGGTACTTCCATTTTACCAATAATCTCAATACGACTTGGATCGTATACAATATAAACATCATGACCAATAATACGCCATTTCACGCCAGCAGATTCGCCAGTCTTATCATCAATCGTATACTTTATTGCTTGATTATCATCTTTTGTTGCTTTGCCAGTTTGAGAACCAATGTCTTCAACTTTATCCGGATCAAGAGTAATTTTAACTTTATAAAGATATGGCTTTGTAGTTTTCTTATTACGTTGCCATGCGCTTTTAGCATAATTGATTGCAGCAATTTTACCACGTTCACCTTTACCTGTCGCAAGGTAAATGCCACCTCCACCAGCAACATCATTTGCCGCTCGACCCTTTGCTAAGTCAAACTTATCGATATCACCGGTGTTTGTACCATGATAAGCAATGATAGTCTTTTCTTCATTAACAAGTTCTTTAAAAGATTTCATATCATTACCCTTTTACCTATTTATTCAAGTCGAGCTTTCAATTGATCATATCCACCAATATATTCACCTTTGTCAGTTTCAATCTGTGGAAATGTTCGAGCCTGAGGAAAGCGAGTAAGTAGTTCGTCACGAGTAAAGTCTTGCTCATACTTATATTCGTTATAGTCAAAGCCACGTGTCTCAAGTAAAGCCTTTGCTTTTTCACAGAAAACGCAATTCTTTTTTGAGTAAATGTTATATATCATAATTTAAATCCTGCAAAATTGAGTGAGTCGACTTCAATGCCGCCACCATCAATATATTCTTCAATCTCTGTTTCTTGCGGTGCAACTTGAACTGCTCCACCCGAAATCCAGTCTTCTGTCCATGGAAGTGGATTAGAACCACCCGCAGAATATGGTGACTCAATACCAACTGCTCTCATACGC